TCTGATGATTTGACCAGTGGATCATTCACGAACTACACGATCCAACATTTCAGGAAACGTATTGAGATCTACTCTGATCAACAGTTTCCATTTAAGATTTACAACATTGATATCTAGCAGCTATAGAATCATTATTTAAAAGCGATAAATCGATTATAACAAACATCCAAACAGGAGTCAAGCTTTATTTTTAATTAATTTACCGCTTGACATCTGATTCAACATAGAGTATAATGTACAGGACTTGATACCACAGAAGGAGAGGTCATATGGCAAAAAGAGCCAAGAAGAATTATGTAAACAATAAAGACCTACTCGAATCACTCATCCAATACAAGGAAGCGTGTAGAGAGGCAGAAGATGCTGGCGAGGATTTACCACGAGTACCAAACTATATCGGTGAGTGTATCTTTAAGATTGCGAATCGTCTTGCGACGAAACCAAACTTCTCTGGGTATTCTTACAAAGACGATATGATTTCAGATGGAATTGAGAACTGTCTACAATACATTCACAATTTTGATCCAGAGAAATCCAAGAACCCATTTGCTTATTTCACGCAAATTATATGGTACGCATTCCTACGCAGGATTCAAAAAGAAAAGAAACAACTATACATCAGATTTAAATCTTCGCAGAAGATGATCTCAGACATGCAGGTTGTTGACGGTGCAGAAGGATTGGTATCCATGGCAGAACCGCCAGAATATATCAATGACTTCATCAGTGACTTTGAAGAAAAACTTACTAAGAAAAAGAACGAGGGCAAGTAAGATGCAATATTATAAAATGGAACCGACTTACAAAAAGTCAGTAGTTGAAAACACTACGTTCATGAAAGCAATCGATGGTGGACATAAAGTAGAAGGTGGTAACACACTATGGGCAACTCTTGAAGTTGGTTGGCGTTGGGGATCATGGGTAGTCAGTGTCCCAGAGTCTGAAGAAGAAATCATGGACTTTGCCAATAACAAAGTCGGTAGTCTTACAGAAGGTGACAGTCGTTACTACAAAACTATTAGAGAAGTATACGATGATTATGTGAGTGGCGATGCAACTTTGTTACAACAACAAATTATTGATCTCCAATCTGCATTTCTTCCAGACGTTAGTGAAGCATGTACATTCCATGAAGTCGATGACTACGATGCGGAGATGGAGGAAACTTGGGATGGTTGTTGGGAAGACTGGACAATCAATCAGTTCTGTCAACCAGATGCGGATGGATATCTTGATGAAGAAGAATTACAAGCATACTTGGAAAACGTAGAAGAAGCTTGGCAAGAAGACGCATGGTCTGCACTCGAAAACTTGGACTTCTTAGAAGAAGGTAGTGAATTCGAAATTCACAGTGCTATCACACTGAAACCTTGTGACGAAAACGGACGGGTGGCTGGCGAAGAGGAATAAAGAATGAGAATTCTAATTTATGGATTGCCAGGATCTGGTAAGTCCACTCTTGCGGCACCGTTGGCGAGACTTGTTAACGGTGTCCACTTAAATGCAGATAGAATACGTGAAGAATACAACGACTGGGACTTCACCACAGAAGGACGTATGCGTCAAGCGGCACGTATGAAGTATCTTGCTGATGGAGTTGTCAAGGCGGGTAAGACTGTAATCGCAGACTTTATCTGTCCTACAGTCGAATCACGTATGTTGTTCAATGCAGATTTCGCAGTGTGGATGGATACTATTCAAGAGGGTAGGTTCGAAGACACTAATAAGATATTCGAAGTTCCACACATTGATGAGTATGATTACCACGTCTCTAAGTGGTTCAATGATACACATGCACAACTTGCCCCAGTCCTAGAGAAATGGCTCGACTGTAATGCCGAGGGATCTCGTGGGTTGACGTGGGAAATGAATAGGAGATAACATGCCAGGCGTTTTTAATAAATTCATTCCAACTGTACAAATGCTTGGAAGATGGCAACCTTGGCATCCTGGCCATACTGCACTCTTTAAGAAAGCGGTATCGATTACTGGTCAAGTCTGCATTCAGATCCGAACAGTACCACGAGACATTGATGCCAGTGGTGGTAGAACCATGGTACAGAATGATAATCCATTCAACGCAATGGATGTTGAAAACAACATAATTAAGGAACTTGAAAAAGAGGGCTTTACATACGGTGAAAAGTATGTTATAATGCAGGTTCCTAACATTGTTGATATTAGTTATGGTCGTGGAGTGGGTTACACATTCACTGAACACGATCTTGGTGAAGAAGTTCACGACATCAGTGCAACAAAGATTCGGAAGCAAATGAGAGATGACGGAGAACTATGAATGAAGATTGCTTTAATAACAGATATGCACATAGGAGTGCGTGGAGACAGTAAAGTATTTCTGGATAACCAAGAACGGTTCTTCTCAAATGTATTCTTTCCATACTTGGATGAGAACAAGATCGACACTGTGTTCGACTTGGGGGATACCTTTGATAGAAGAAAGTTTATCAACTACAATACATTAAAACGTGGTAAGGAGTTCTATTTTGATGAACTTCAGAAACGTAATATAGAATATCATGCACTGGTGGGGAATCACTCAGTGTATTATACAAATACAAATGACATCAACAGTATGGATCTGTTGCTGCGAGAGTACACGAACTTTACCCTTTATGAACATGAAGCTGTTGAAGTTACGAAAGGCTCTACCAAATTTCTAATGACACCATGGATCACTAAAGACAACCGTGACACAATCCTTTCAAAGGTTTCGATGTCGAATGCGGATGTCTTGTTAGGTCACCTTGAAGTAAAAGGTTTTGAGATGATGAGAGGACAAACATGTTCTCATGGTCTTGACATGGATATATTTAAATCTTTTGAAAACGTTTATTCTGGACACTTCCACCACCCATCACGGTACTCCAATATTGAATATCTTGGTGCACCTTATGAGATGACTTGGTCAGACTACGAAGGTAAACGTGGTTTCCATATCTTTGATACTGAAACAAAAGACTTGACATTTATTGCGAATCCGTATAGAATGTTTCATAAGATCGATTATGACGACGAAGATATGAGTATCGATGATATTAATAATCTCGACTTGTCTATGTTAGAAGATGCGTACATTAAGGTTATCGTGAAGAATCGCACGAATGCGTACATGTATGACTTGTTCATGAACAAACTAGCTGACAGTGGCGCAACAGATATCAAGTCAATTGATGATTCGTTGAACCTCGAAAACGTTGGTGCAGAAGAGATCTTAGACGAAACTAAGGATACAAAAGAAATATTGTATCAGTACATTGATGGGTTAGACACTCAGGTTGATAAAGTAAAGGTGAAGAGTTTGATTAATGAATTATATTTTGAGGCGTTGAATCTTGGATGAGAATACAATTTAAGCAGGTTCGCTATAAGAACATACTATCCACTGGTAATGTCTTCACTAAACTTGAGTTAGACAGAAATACATCCACTCTGATTAGTGGTACTAATGGTGCAGGTAAGTCTACACTATTAGATGCTATCACGTTTGGACTGTATGGTAAACCATTCCGTAAGATCAACAAGGGACAGTTGATGAACTCTATTAACAAGAAAGAATTGTTAGTAGAGATTGACTTTTCTGTTGGTGGGGCAGAGTACACTGTTCGCAGAGGTATGAAACCAAACCTATTTGAAATCATCAAGAATGGTAAACTCGTTGATCAAGATGCAGCGGTAAAGGATTACCAATCATACTTGGAGTCATCCATTCTTGGTATCAACTATAAATCGTTCAACCAGATTGTTGTACTTGGTAGTGCAACGTATGTTCCGTTTATGGAACTACCTGCGAGTACTCGTCGTGATATCATTGAAGATCTACTTGATATCCAAGTGTTCAGTACTATGAACCTTCTTGCGAAGGATCGTATTGTTGAGAACCGTACAGGTCTCACAGAGAACTCGTATCAAACAGAACTGGTAGAACAACGCATTGATAGTGCGAAAGATCATAACGAATCAATTCGAAAGATCCGCAAGGTAGAAGTAGAAAAGATCCGTGAGAAGATGCAGGTTCATATCGAAAAGATTGAAAGCTGTAAAGATATAATCGAAGGGATTGAAGTACAGATCGATGAGTTGTACGTACAAATCTCTGATAAGGCAGATGTAGATAAGAAGATTAAAGAAGCAACAGATATACGTAGAGACCTTGGTCAAAACCTACGTAACTTTGTGAAAGACTTGAACTTCTATCACGACAACGATAATTGTCCTGTCTGTAAACAAGGGATTGAACATGACTTTAAAGAGACAGTTGTTAAAGAAAAAGAAGACAAGAAAATCAAAATTGAAAGCGGTATGGTTGAAATCGATAAACGAATCGAAGAGTACCAAAGAAGATTTGCTGACATCACAGAAGTAGAAAGTCAAGTTCAGAATAAGAACTTGGAAATCAAAGAGAACCGTAGTGAGATCAGAATTGCAAAGAATGCATTACTATCTTATAAAGGTGATCTTGATAAAGCTGAACAACAGGTTGAGGAAGTAGACACATCTAAACTAAAAGGTTTTCAAAACGAATTAAATGGTTTGATTACAGAACGTACAGATATGTTAGATCATCAGTCAGTACTAGGTGTCCTTTCGAATATATTAAAAGACGGTGGTATCAAGGCGAGAATTATCGCACAGTACATTCCTGTAATGAACAAACTTATCAATAAATACTTGGGTGCGTTTGATCTGTTCGTAGACTTCCGATTAGATGAGAACTTCAATGAAGTGATCAAGTCTCGTTTCCGTGACACGTTTTCATATGCATCATTCTCAGAAGGTGAGAAACTTCGTATTACATTGTCTATCATGCTTGCGTGGCGATCAGTTGCCAAACTGCGTAATAGTGTGAGTACGAACCTACTTCTACTAGATGAGACACTTGACGGTGCAATGGACGGTGCAGGTATCGATAGTTTGATCGAAACACTGCATAACTTGAATGCAGATGACAATATCTTTGTGATATCTCACAGAGGTGATCAGTTTGGTGATAAGTTTACATCACACGTCAAGTTTAACAAAGTCAAGAACTTTAGTGAAATTGCAGCTTGACAATCTAAGGAGAATGTAGTACAATGTGGGCATTAGTGTTTATATACTTTTACGATACCGTTCCATATGTGGAGTTGGTGACTAAACATGACGATATGATTGAGTGCTTCCATGCACGAGAAAAACTCGCTGTTGATGTTGGTAAAGGTGATGGACACTTTAAAACAGGACAACAAGCCCTCTGTATAAACCTAGGCGGAACTGAAACCTAAAGGACGTGCATCATGCAATACTCCGATATATCCTTCAAACCAACAAAAGTTCCACTAGGAATACAGGCAAGAATCTCATACGATAGTTATGAACTATCTATCGTACAGAACGAGTGTTCCTATGGAAACGAATTGGGTCTTTTTGAGATTGCGGTCTACAAAGATAAACAACAAACACCTCTAGAAGGTGTGACAGAAGATGGGGATACTGTAAAAGGGTTCTTGACACAAGACATGATTTCTGGTATACTTACTAAGATGACAGAGATCACACAAGAATCAGGAGTACAGTTATAGTGGTAAACTTCTACACAAGCGTAGAACGGTTTGGTCAAAAGATATTGACCAGAGGTTACGAGAACGGTAAACGTTTCTCTCGTAAGGTTCCGTTCAAACCATCTCTATATCTGCAGTCTGCCAAAGGTGAAGGGGACTTCCGTTCCTTGGAAGGTAACTTCCCTCTCAAGAAGATGACCTTTGACTCCATGCAGGAAGCGAAGACTTTTGTAGAAGATTACAAAGATGTGACCAACTTCAAAGTCTGTGGTACAACTAACTACGTTGCACAGTACATCCAAGAAACATATCCAGGCGACATTCAGTTCAACGTCGAAGACATCAACATCTTCTCGTTTGATATTGAGGTTGACATCAGTGATGGTTATGCAGATATCAATACTGCAGACAAAGAGATCACGTCGATTGCAATCAAGTCTTCTAAGTCTGATACCTACCACTTGTTGGGACGTAAAGACTACGACAAAGATGCAACGATTACTGGGATCGATCCTGATGACATCCAGTTCATGAAGTTTGACACTGAGAAAGCTTTACTTCTACGGTTCATTCAGATCTGGAAGAATGATTTCCCTGATATCGTTACTGGTTGGAACGTTGAGTACTTTGACGTTCAATACATTGTGACACGCATCATTCGTTTGATGGGTGAGAACACTGCGAAGTCACTCTCACCTTGGGGTAACATCCGTCAATCTTCACGTGAGATGTATGGTAAACCTCAGAGTACTTGGACTATCTCAGGTGTCTCAGTTGTCGACTACATGGACGCATTCAAAAAGTTCGGATACAAGTACGGTACACAAGAGACGTACAAGTTGGATCACATCGCACACGTTGTGTTGGGTGAGAAGAAACTTGACTACTCTGAGTATGGTAACCTTACTGGATTGTACGAACAGAACCCCCAACTCTACTTGGACTATAACCTCAAAGACACACAACTTATCCAACGCATGGAAGACGAGACTGGACTGATGTCCCTCGTTATGACTATGGCGTATGGTGGTGGTGTTAACTTGCGTGATGCGTTCGGTACTGTGGGTATCTGGGAGACAACGATCTATCGTCGTCTTCTGAATGACGGTATTGCACCACCTCTTAAAGATGGTGCAGGTCAACGTGGTGATGAACTGGTTGGTGGTTACGTGAAAGATCCTAAAGTTGGGATGCACCCTTGGGTGGTGTCCTTTGACTTGAACTCTCTGTATCCACACTTGATGTTGCAGTACAATATGTCACCAGAGACTTTGGTGAAACAACGGTTGGAGTCTGTGTCTCAGGAAATGGTGTTGGAAGGTAATTACCAGAACCCCGATCCATCTGTATCAGTTGCGGCAAACGGTGTTTGTTTTTCTAATGAGAAGATTGGTATCATCCCTCAGATCATTGATGAGTACTATGGTCGTCGTTCTGAGATTAAGAAAGAGATGTTGAAGGTCGAACAGGCACTTGAAGATGCGACAGATCCTGCAATGATCAAGAAACTCAAGTCTCAAGTGACGCAACTTCACAACTCGCAGATGTCTATCAAGATCTCTATGAACTCGTTGTATGGTGCGACTGCAAACGTTTACTTCCTCTACTACATTATGGAATTCGCAGAAGCGATCACTGTCTCAGGTCAGTTGTCCATTCGTTGGGCGCAGAAGTCTGTGAACGAGTACTTGAACAAACTGTTGAAGACAGAAGGTGAAGACTACATCGTCTACATCGATACTGACTCTATCTACGTAAACTTCGGTCCTCTGATTGAAGAGGTGTTCGGTACGGTTGACATCAGTCGTAAACAAGGTGAAGAGTTCCTCGACAAGATCTGTGGAACAAAGATCGAAGCGATCCTAGACAAGGGTTACCAAGAACTATCTGAGATCATGGGATCTTACCGTCAAGCTATGTTCATGAAACGTGAGAAGATCACTGACAAGTCTGTGTTCATTGCGAAGAAACGTTACATCATGAATGCACTCAACTCTGAAGGTGTTCACTACGAGACACCTAAGATATCTGTTACTGGTCTCGAATCAGTACGTTCATCTACTCCCCAGATTTGTCGTGACACACTCAAAGAGACTTTCAAGGTTATTATGGAAGGTACTGAAGAGAACGTGCAGGACTTCATCGCAGAGTTCAAGGATAAGTTCTACAAGTTACCACCAGAAGATATTGCGAAGAACTCTGGTACGAATAGTATCGAGTCTTATATGCATCAAGGTGGATATAAGAAGGGTTGTCCTATGCACGTGCGTGGATGTATCCTCTTCAATCAATTCCTCAAGTCGAAAGATCTCGACAAGAGATACGAATCGATCCAATCAGGTGACAAGATTAAGTTTGTCTATCTGAAACAACCGAACCCAGTGAAAGAGAATATGATCTCATTCCCAGGCGTTCTACCACCAGAGTTCGAACTGCAACAGTACATAGATTACGAGAAACAGTTCGAGAAAGTTTTCCTTGGCCCGATTGAACCAATCCTAGAAGCGATTGGTTGGGTTCCAGAGAAGATAAACACACTAGAAGATTTCTTTGTATAGGAGGCAACTGTGGAAAAGATTGAACGCAGACTAAAACATCTGGAAGATAGTCACTCGCACCAACACAACATAGTAGAAACATTGATTGCTGAGAAAGCACCAGAATACACAATTATAAAAGCGAAGAAAGAAAAACTTCGCATTAAAGATATGATAGAAAACTTGAAAGGAAACATCAATGGTCGATAAACAAAAATTGAAAGAACAACTGACAACAGGAATTGTTGCAGTAGAATTTGAAAAGTCAGATGGAACTCTACGTAAGATGAGTGCAACTCTGCAGGAAAGTTTCCTACCAACACCAGTCGCATCTGATGATGAGATTAATCGCAATCGTGCTCCGAACGAAGAGATCCAAGTTGTTTGGGATACCGAATCGAATGGTTGGAGATCATTCCGATTTGACCGTCTTAAATCAGTTGCAGGAGTTGCCGTTTAATGTCCTTGTTTGATGATATTAATAAGTTTGCAGAAGCATGTGATCAACCACCTAGTGCAGACAACTATAAAATGTATCTCTCTCTTATTGATGAAGAGGTTGGTGAACTTGTCGAGGCAGTAGCTGCAGATGATAAGATTGAACAACTTGATGCATTAGTTGATATCCTTGTCGTAACCATTGGTGCAATTCGTGCAGGTGGTATGGATGGACAGGGTGCCTGGGATGAAGTTATGAAAACAAACTTTGCGAAGATTGACCCAGAGACTGGTAAAGTTCGCAAGCGTGAAGATGGTAAGGTACTAAAACCAGAAGGGTGGAAAGCACCACAACTGGAAGAGTTCCTACAGGATCATTTAACGCACTATGTTTAAAAGACTGGATATACCTGCCGTACCAGAAGAAATGATTTTACCTCTTGATGGGATATTGAAATTAAAAAACTTCTTTGGTGGGTATACCGACAAGTATACGATACATGACTGTCAAGACGATTTGTACTTTTGGTTGAAAGATGTGTTTCCAGAATATAATAAGTTCTGTTATCAGACACTACAAGACGATGTACCTATTCATATAGACAGTGGTAGAACCACTGCGATTAATTACATTATAAAGTCGGGTGGTGATTCTGTTTCTACTGCATGGTACGATAGTGAGTTTGGTGAAAAGATAAACGAAATATCTATTGAACCAAATCAATGGCACGAAATCGAAGTAGACAAATGGCATACAGTTCATGGAATAACAGATAGACGGATAGCAATAACCGTTTATTAACTATTGACAAACAGTATAAAGGATGATATAATGGGTAACGATCAAATAACAGAGCGTGACGAACTGATGGTAATTCTTATGGAAGAGTGTTCAGAAGTTGCAATCGAAGCTGCAAAGATGATCCGTTTCGGATATGAGAACAACCAAAAGTTGGAATCAGAAGTGGGTGATCTTATGTGTATGTTGAACCTATTGCACGATCATGGTCTAATAGATTGGGAAAACGTTGACGCATGTGCTGATGCAAAACGTGAGAAACTAAAAAAGTGGAGTAACTTGAACCTTGAATAACCTAAAGACACCTTTGAGATATCCAGGCGGTAAATCAAGAGCAGTGCAATTCTTGTTTGATGGTGATCAGTTACCTATCAAACAGATCAAACAGTATCGTGAACCCTTCCTTGGTGGGGGTTCATGTGCTTTTGCATTCACAAAGAAGTTCCCACACATTCCTATGCATGTGAACGATAAATACTACAACCTGTATTGTTTTTGGATTACTCTTCAAAAAGAAGGTGACAAACTCGCTAAGAAATTACACGATGTTAAAAACGAATTGTTGAATGCATCAGATCCCCTACAAGCGCACTTAGACTACTATAAAGTCATGCGTGAAGGTTTGTCTGTTGCAAAGAATGAGTTCGACATTGCTTGGCAGTTTTATGTTATGAATAGATGTTCTTTCTCTGGTCTTGGAGAAACGACTGGGTCTTTTAGTAAGGATGCAGTTCGTGATCTCTTTAATCATCGATTGATTGGAAAGTTGCCTCAGTTTTCCCATTTGATGAAAGACTGGAAGATTACCAATCTAGACTGTAGTGAAATCTTCGACGATGATGAAGACACCTTTGTGTTTGCAGATCCACCTTACGACATCAAGACATTCATCTATGGTAACAAAGGTGACATGCACGATACGTTTGACCACCAAGATTTCCACAAAGTAGTGGACGCTTCTAAGAATATGATTATGATTACATATAACTCTAATGAGACTTTGAGGAATGCGTACACTGGTTGGGATCAACAAGAGTGGGATCTGACATACACTATGGTGTCATCTAAGAACTATACGGAAAATCAACATGAGAAGAAAGAGTTACTGCTATTGAACTATGACAGACCAGTACAGTATAGCTTAGATAATTTTTTGGGGGACTAGATGACCAAAACCGTATGCGTATTAACAAACTTCCGATCAGGGAGTACTTCATTCACACTACAAAAATCAGTAGAGTATGACCTTCCTTATAAAGGTGAGTTGTTCAGTCATGAACGCCCTTGGCCTTATGCAGGTATTGAAGCGTATCATCAAGAGATGAAGATCAGAACAAATCATAAAGACGATCCAAGAATTCAAGAGTGGGATGATCGTCAAAAGAATGGATTTGATTTCACACGCACTTACATCAAAGGTCTACAAGAACGTGACCCTATTTGTTTTAAGTTGATGCCTGATCACACCACACCAAACTGGAGATACCCATTACCTAACACTCATGATATTGATATTGTTAAATCCTGTGAAAAGGTTTACTTGTTATATCGTCGTGATTGGGTAGCGCAGGCACTCAGTTGGGTTGCACTCAGAGCGAATGGTAAGTTCGGTGAAAACGGTTTCTTACATCCTCTACGTAATGGAACACAAACAACATTTGACTTTCACTGGAAAATGCATGTCGGTACAGAGTACAATGAAGAGACTGTTAAGAAGAAAGTCAAAGGCGATATGCATGGTCACTTCGTTCATATGTGTATCGAACAGTTAATGAATAACTACAAACGCATGGCAGAGATCTATCACGAAGTGCCTGGCATTGAATTAGTTTGCATGGAAGACTTCTTTGCAACGACTGACTACAAGAAATATAATCATGAATTTGTTTGGGAAGATGGTATGCCAGATATCCCAGAGTTTGACACTGAAGGACTGTTTAAATGACTCTGATAACTATAGATATGGAAGACTTGTGTATTGCTGCCGAAGGTGATACATCAGAAGACAAGTATGGGATTTTCAATGCCCAACCTGCAATCTATACACTAGAACGAATAAATGAATGGAAAGAGTTAGGTTATAAAGTTATTGTCGAAGTTACTGACCGTGACGTAGATATCGACTATGACACAACTCACCATTGGATAAAGTATTACAACGTACAATGCGACGATGTAAACTGGAAGATCCCTAACTATAATAGGGCTTGACAAACCACACCAACTGTGGTATTGTTATAAATAGATGTACGGTATTCATGACGAATATCATAATTCAAAATTAACTTTAGGAGTTAAACATGACTGTTTTAATCAAATCTACAAAAATGTCTGTCGTATCAGGCTATCTCGCATCCCTAAATGGTATCGTATCTGTACAAGATATTCTAGACACCATCATGCAAATTTCCAATTTAAAATCAAAAACACTAGATGCACTCAAAGCAGAACCTTATGGTCCCGAATGTAACACGGTTCCTCTAAGAGATATTCTGATTGATATGCGTTATCAACGTGCGATTCGTTTGAACCTCATTCTCAAGAAATTGAGAAAAGTTGGTGGATACGATAGTAGTGTTGCCGGTGCAATTGATGTTGCAATCCGTCCAAACAAGAAACAATATGCTTGGGACGGTCTTCGTCGTTGTATCATGGCCGGTCTATGTGGACTAGAAGAGATCTCAGTATCAACCTTCAGACACAATGCACTGATGATGGAAAATGCATGTAAAGAAGACGAAGCACGTAAGTTCGAGATCCGTAATGCGGAGAACGAAAAGATGAAACCAGAAGAGATCTTCAAATCTCAGGTTGCATACAGTGATCCAGAGGCAATGCGCCTACTAGGAGTACTAAAGAATGCAAACCTAGATGTCGAACGTCTTAACCCAGATGGGAAGGTACTTGGTGGTTTTGCCGAACTTCAGAAAAACTTCAACTTAAAAATGAAACCGATTAGTGAGGAAGAAATCGTAACAGCTTCTTCTATCATTCAATCATCTTATGCAAACGAAACGAACGTTTCAGTATATCTATTGACAGGACTTGCGTGGTTATTGCAAGTGAACAGAACAGATATCGTCGATACTTCTTATTCAGAAGAAGAGATCGTAGAAGCATTCCAATCTTTTGTTATGACGTATCCGAAACAAACTGAGTTGACTAAAAATCGGTTGGGTGCAAAACAACGTGAATCAGTTGCATATGCAATCGCAAAGAAAGTTCTTCGTGATGATAATGGACTTATCAAGAACATTGGTCTAGATAGTGATGAGCGAGATATTGTTGAGGCATCTGACTAAATACTGTTAGTCATCTTTATTATGGAGAATTAAATGGACATTAAAATTACTACAGAACAGTTGCGTGGTTATAAACTTTTCATTGGGACACCAATGTACGGCGGAAACTGTTCTGGACTTTTCACTAAATCTTGTAACGATCTTGCAATGCTTTGTACCAAAGCAGGTATTGAGATTCGATTCTACTATCTGTTTAACGAAAGTCTTGTACAACGTGCAAGAAACTATGTCGTCGACGAGTTCTTACGCTCCGATAGTACGCACTTAATGTTCATTGATTCTGACATCCACTTCAATGCTAAAGATGTTCTTGCATTACTTGGTCTCGCAGTACACGATCCAGAAAACTATAACGTCATGACTGGCCCATATCCCAAGAAAACAATTGCATGGGAAAAGGTTCAAGTTGCGTCGAAAGCAGGACGTGGAGACGAAAGTCCTTTCGCACTAGAAAACTATACATCTGACTTTGTATTCAATCCAGTACGTGGTATGAAGGGTGAATTCAAACTGAACGAACCAATCGAAGTATCAGAAGCTGGAACAGGTTTCATGTTAATTGGACGTGAAGTCTTTGAGAAGTATCGTGAAGCGTATCCAGAACTTGAGTACAAACCAGATCACGTACGCACTGAGAACTTCGACGGTGATCGTAACATCACTGCGTACTTTGATTGTATCATTGATCCAGAGACTAAACGTTATTTGTCTGAAGACTATTTCTTCTGTCAATATGCACGTAAAGCTGGTCTGAAGGTATGGATGTGTCCATGGATGAATATCAACCACGTTGGTACGCATATCTTTAAAGGTAACATGGCGGCAATCGGATCTCTTGGAGTTTCTGCAACTGCAGACGTTAAGTCTCGTAAAAAGAACTACAAGAAAAAGAAGAAATGAGTGATCAAGGAAAACTCATTTTAATTACGGATATTATTGAACAGAAAGTTCGTAAGGAAAAAGAATTAGAGTTCTACCTCAGAGAACTTGAGAAACTGAATTCAAAAATCAGTTACTTGAGAACTGAGGTGGATCTCACCAATACCATTATCGGAATGATCAAAGGCGAAATGGTTTATGATATTAAAGAACAGATGATCGAAAATACAGAACTTATCGCAGACACACAGAAAGATAAATCATGAAATATATTACTACAACAGCTATCGCTCTTTTAATCGCAACATCTGCACAGGCAGAAGAACGTATCAAAGGTAAGGTATGGGATGAATATAGGACAGTAACCGAATCAACACCCACAACGAGATATGAATGCTACGATCAAGAAATCCCAATCTATGGACGAACAGGTGGTGGTGCATCCTCTGGTGATATCCTTGGTGGACTTATCTTAGGTGGTATCCTTGGTAAAGGTGTATCTGGTAATGATCAAGGTGCAGCAGCAGGTGCAGTTCTTGGTGGTATGATTGCGGCAGATAACAAACAGGGTAAACGTCGAATCACTGGATATCGTACAGAACGTGTCTGTGAAGATAAAACCACATATGTTAATGTCGAAAGAAAAGTCTACAGTCATAGTATTATTGATTTCAGATCGAACGGTGAAAGATATCAACTACGGTTTCAGAAACAACCATGAAACCCAACAATAACTTTGAACTTTCAGTAAGAGACATTGAAGTTATAGAATCGGCACTCAGAGCAAAGGCTGGACGTAGAGGTTTGGCAATTGCACAAGGTGAAGCATCAGAACAATCTCGTGCTGAGATGAATGAGTTACAAGATCTACTTGGACGCATACATCATCAAAAGCATTGGTACAGATCAAAAGACGGTACTTTCCAAGGTGGTGGATAAATGAAAACAGGTTTTACTTGTAGTGCATTTGACTTGCTTCATGCAGGACATATTCAAATGTTGCGAGAAGCAAAAGAACAATGTGATTATCTCTTAGTTGGGTTACAAGTAGACCCATCAAAAGATCGTAAAGAAAAGAACGCTCCCATCCAAACGGTTGTGGAGCGTTACACGCAATTAAATGCTGTTTCTTACGTGGATGAGATCATTCCCTACTTGACAGAGGGCGATTTAGATGATATACTGTCACTATACCAAATCGATGTAAGGATTCTTGGTGAAGAGTATCGTGAGAAAGACTTCACTGGTAAGGATATCTGTCGTTCACGTGGTATAGATTTATATTTCAACAAGAGAGATCATCGTTTCAGTACGAGTGATCTAAGAAAGAGAGTTTGCGGTGAGTGAAGATCCACGGAGTTTTTTAGGACCAGTATTCGAGAAGGGTTACCCTTCATATGAAGCAGTAAATAGAAAACCCGATGAGGAGATTACACTCTCGCAACTCAAACAAATATTCGTGAGTAATGGACTAGATTTTTTCATTGCATCACAAACAGGTAAAGTAGTCAAAGTGAATTTTATGGTGAAATCAGAATGAAAATAACAGTTGCAGGTTATGGTTATGTGGGCAAGGCTATTGTTAATGCCTTCAAAGATGTTGTTACTTACGAAGTAGTAGATCCTGCGTTTCGTGAACACAACTTCCCAATTGGTAGTGACACTGATGGAGTTATTGTTTGCGTATCTACACCTAAGAACGGTGATGGATCTTGCAACATCAGTAACGTACACAAAGTCATTGATGATTCGCCAGAGGATGTACCTGTCCTCATTAAATCAACAATGAGTCTTGAAGGTTGGGAACAGATCAAATCGGCATTCCCAGATAGAGAGATCTCTTTCAGTCCAGAGTTCCTACGTGCAGAGACTGCGGATCAAGACTTCTTAAACCAGAAGTACATGATTCTTGGAAACGACACAGACGATAGTTTCTGGGCGCAACTATTTACACAACGGTTTAAAAGAATTCGCATTCACCATTGTACTAACGAAGAAGCAATCACAGTCAAGTATGCAGAGAATGCATTTCTTGCACTTAAGGTTAGTTTCTTCAACCAAGTCTTCGATTTCTGCAAGGCAGCAGATGTCAACTTCGATGAAGTTCGATATCATCTATGTCTTGATGAACGAATCGGAGATGATCACAGCTTTATTACTAACGAACGTGGTTGGGGTGGTCACTGCCTTCCCAAAGACACGCAAGCACTATTACATACTGCAGACCAATTCGGTGCAAGTTTTTCACTTATCGAAGAAGCGATTAAATATAATCAAAGAATTCGAAGAAAAGACTTGACAAAGGATGAGTTTTGGGGTATAGTATAGTCTGAATTGACTCACAAGGAGAATATTATATAATGAAATTCAGTGAACGTACTCTTACGATTCTTAAGAGTTTTGCTACCATCAACCGATCTATTCAGATGAAGGAAGGCAACACCTTAAAGACAATAACACCAGAACGCACACTTATTGCGTCTGCAACTATCCCAGATACGATTCCATCTGAGGCATGTATTTACGACATGAGTCGATTTCTTTCGATCCTGTCACTTTATGCAGATCCAGACGTGGAATTCCACGATAAATATTTTATCATATCAGAGGGGAAGCGCAGGACTAAATACTTGTTCGCAGACGTTTCTATGATCCACGCCGCACCTGATAAGGAAATCAAAATTCCTTCATCTGATGTGATTGTGGATGTCTCATGGGATGACATGCAATCTGTATTAAAGGCCGCAGGCGTTTTACAGTTCAATGAGGTTGCATTTGTCGGAGAAAACGGCACATGCTATCTTAAAGCAATCGATAGTACTAATGAAGGAACCGACGACTACGGTGTCGAAATTGGTGAAACTAGCGATACGTTTAAGATTATTATCAAAACAGATAATCTTAAATTACTACCACAGGACTACAGAGTTACGCTTTGTTCGAAAGGTATCTCTGAGTTCAAAGGTGAAAATGTCACATATTTCGTGGCAATTGATTCTAAGTCGACTTATAACAAGGGGTAATACCATATGGAAAATCAACAAATGCAGGGACAGCAAGAACATGTCCAACTAACTTTGGCAGATATTAGTACTGTCGTACAACTAATCGATGCAGTCTCCCGCCGTGGCGGATTCGAGGGACAGGAACTCGCAGGTGTAGGTACACTTCGTAACAAACTAGTTGCGTATGTAAACCAACGTGCACCACAACCAGATCCTAAAGATGTAATGGCAAACGAAGCTGATGTCGCTGAAGGCGGCCCAGACGTTGCACCATTAGCAGACAAGGTACAGTAATTGTACTCTAGAGGGGCGGCACTGTCGCCCCTTTAAACTTTTTTATTATATTATGATCTAGGTGAATAATGATGGTTGATGCAAAATCAAATGAGGTACTATGGGTAGAGAAGTACCGTCCAAACAAAATCTCTGACACAATCCTTCCCGAAACAACACGCAACATGTTTGCAAAGTTTGTGGAAGATGAACAAATCCCCAACCTATTACTCACTGGTGGTCCTGGTGTAGGTAAAACAACAATCGCAAAAGCAATGTTGGAAGAGTTGGGATGCGATTACATCGTTAAGAATGGTTCTCTTAATGTGAATATCGACTCAATCCGTTACGACATTTCTACATTCGCATCTGCAGTATCACTGACAGGTGGTCGTAAGTATGTCATCTTCGATGAAGCGGATTACTTGAACGCTGCAAACGTGCAACCTGCACTACGTAACTTCATTGAAGAGTATTCATCGAACTGTGGATTTATTTTCACGTGTAACTTTAAGAACCGTATCATCTCACCACTACGGTCACGCCTCTCTGAGGTAGACTTTTCTATTAACAATGATGAGAAACCTGCAATGGCAGGTGCGTTCTACAAACGTGTTCTACAAATCCTAGAAAACGAGAACGTCAAGTATGACAAGGGTGTTATTGCCAAAGTCGTACAGAAGTACTTCCCAGACTTTCGTCGTGTACTCACAGAACTTCAAACCTATTCAGCTTCTGGTATGATCGATGAAGGTATCTTCGTCAATCTGAAACAGGAGTCTATCGATGAACTGTTCCACTTCCTAAAGACAAAGAACTTTACTGAGATGCGCAAGTGGGTTGCAAAGAACTCAGATCAAGACATGAACGAGATGTTCCGTAGGATCTACGATGTCGCAGGTGACAAAGTAGAATTCAGATCATTGCCTGCGTTCTGTGTAACAACTGCAGACTACATGTACAAAGCAAACTTTGTTGGTGATCAAGAGATCAACATGTGTGCGTTCTTAACAGAAGTTATGATTGAAAGTGAATACAAGTAATGGTCGATTGTTTCTACTGTAGTACTACGTTCGACAAATCAGAATCATTTAAGATGACGGTGGAGATGGCAGAGGGACAGGCAGAATATGATGTCTGTCCTGATTGCTCAGGAGATCTTAACGAAATCTTAAAGGGAATAGAGGCGGCACATAATGAAATTTAGTCATAAGAACGATTACGGAAACGAAATAGAATATTCAGTACCAGAAGGTTCAGATCTTGATGACGTACTTGATTCTTTTGTTGACTTTCTTCGTGGATGCGGTTATAATATAGACTACAGTAAATGTCTTGCTATCGTCAATCCAGAAGTATTTGCAGATAGTGTGATCAAAGATGCAGAACAAGATCTTGATCCAGAAGATGACGAAGACATTGTTCGTATGCCAGATGAACCCTATTGGGATTACATGGCACGTAGACTAAGACAAATCTCTAAAGACAGTGGTGACAGGTGGGACGTAGAATGAGTAATAAAGAATTCACACCATTCGATTTCATGAATGCAGTATCTGACTCAAAGAAAGATATCATTCGTGGACATGAAAACCCAGAGATGGCAGAGAAAGAATATAGTTCTGTTGCCTATGTTATCAATCGTGGTTTCTCTTACTTTGAGGATACCATTCTACACGCTAACGAGATGAACCAGAGACCAGATATGTTTGGTATCGGTCAGTTCGATTACTACAATGGAATGTTGCGAAAACGTAAACGTTTCTCTAAGTGGCACAAGGCAGAAGCCAGTACAGACTTAGATGCAATCCAAGAAGTATATCAGTGTAATCGTACAGTTGCCAAACAGTACTTGAAAGTTCTTACTAAAGATCAACTAGAAGATGTTCACCAGAAGTTGTTTGTTGGCGGTTAAACTTGTTTAAATTATAAATAAGTTCGTTGATATGATCAACACCACCCATAACAATAAATTATAAAAAAAGGTGAACATGTATTATGAACGAAGATATTTTTAAGGGAGTTGGTGTAGAGATTGAATTACCGTCCGATGATAGCTTTTTAAAAGTAAAAGAAACTTTAACTCGCATCGGTATTTCCTCACGTAAAGAAAAAAGACTATACCAATCCTGCCATATCTTGCACAAGAAGGGCAGATATGCAATTCTTCATTTTAAAGAACTATTCATTCTAGACGGTAAAACAAATACCTTCACAGATGAAGATCTTTCCAGAAGAAACACAATCGTAAATCTATTAGAGGAATGGGATCTGATAAAGATCATAGACAAGGAAAAAACAAAAGACCCTGTCGCTCCTCTCAACCACATTAAAATCATTTCCTATAAAGAGAAAAGTGAATGGGACTTAACAGTCAAATATAATATTGGAAGAAAATAATTTTTCTTGACATTCAGTATTAAATGTGTTATAAATAGAACGTGAACGCCAAATGGGTTCACATTCAACATAAATCTTGCTAATATAGGAGATCACGATATGAATCGTACACATTTTAATACCCTCTCGCCGTTTACCGTTGGGTTTGACAGAGTTCTCGACAGAGTTCTAGATCAACAAGAACAGTCAACAGGTTTCCCCCCATTTAACATCGTTAAAAAGACTGATACCAATTTCAGAATTGAGCTTGCACTTGCAGGTTACAAGGATGAAGACTTGACTATTAAATATCAGGAAGGTGTCTTAACTATTACTGGGGATAAAGAAAACTCAGGTGGAGAGGAAAGAGGATATATCCATCGTGGTATATCAGGACGTAAATTCACACGTAAGTTTACTCTTGCGGATGATATTATTGTTCAAAATGCAGAGTTATCAGATGGTATGCTGACAATTCAGATGGAACGTATTATTCCAGAAGAAAAACGTCCACGTACTATTGAAATTAATACTGGTATTCAACAGTCCTTTTTACAGGACTAGAGAATTTAGGGGAGGCTTCGGTCTCCCTTTTTTTTGTTAACGTGTAATGTAGGGTACGTGGTAAAGACGTGTCCTATTTTGTATGTAAGCGCAGGGGTAAAGCCTGCACACAACAAGGAGAAGTATTATGGAAATGTTAACTATGTGGAGTCTCATAGGATTCCTACTTGCCGCATATGCGGTTATCGCCAATGATTCAGTACAGACGCTCGGTACATGGATGGCATCTAACAATGAGCGATTTTCTTACAAAACATTATGGTTATCTGCATCAGGTGTTCTACTTGCAACACTCTGGTATGGTTGGTATGTGAATGGTGGAGACATCAGTTATGGACGACTTAACAAGATCCCATGGCAAGAGGTACAATGGTATCATGCTGCCGCACCTGCAATCCTCGTATTACTAACGAGACTAGGTGTACCAGTATCAACTTCATTCTTAGTATTGTCAGTCTTTGCAAGTACCTTTGTACTTGAGAAGATGTTGATGAAGTCTATTATGGGATATGGTGTTGCGGCGGCATTCGCATATGCAGTGTGGTTCGCTATACACAAGTATACAGGTAAGTGGTTTGATGAGACCCAACCAGTCACCGAAAGTAACAAGACGTACTGGCGCATTGCCCAGTGGGTTGCCACAGGTGGTCTGTGGTGGACGTGGTTGTCACATGACATTGCAAACATTGCGGTGTTCTTACCACGTGTAGTACCAGTTGATTTGATGGTTATGATATCTGTGGTATTCGTCACAGGTCTATTCTTTATGTTTAAAGAACGTGGTGGTAAGATCCAACAGATTGTATTAGAGAAACATAACACAAGATATGTTCGTAGTGCAACACTTATCGATCTGTTCTACTGGTTATGTCTCTATTTCTTTAAAGAGTTGAATGATATCCCTATGTCAACAACATGGGTATTCGTTGGTCTACTCGCAGGACGTGAACTTGCAATGGCAACATACTTTGGTAAGAAGAAAACCAAATCAGTATTCCCATTAGTCGCAAAAGACTTTGGTAAGATGATGGTAGGACTTGGTGCATCTGTTGCATTAGTTTTGGTTATTCACAACTTTTTGGGTTGACAAACCATCTATAATATGATATAAATAATGTTGAGAGAGGGGTTAGGCTCCTCTCTCTTTTTTTACACACACAAACAGGAGAATAAAATGGCTAATAAAAATCCGTTCGAGATTCGTGCAGATATGTTGCAACTTGCAAAAGAGTACATGGATCAACAGTACCACATGAATGTTCAGTTTGCTGAACAGATGATGGAACAAGGTAAGAAGAGTATTGAAGATATTCAAGGATCTTACAAAATGTACTCTATGGAAGATCTCATGGAAAAAGCAAAAGAAATGTATAGTTTCGTAAGTACACGAGACGACAAAAGTTAAACTTAAGGGGTCTCTTCGGAGACCCTTTTTTTCATTGACAACTTGTCACATTTGCACTCAGTGCATGTCGAGTATTCCAAATTGGTAAGGGTTATTTACCTATTTCTGTACTAAATAAATGTAGTGAAAGAAGACTATCACATATCATTTACCACATACATTAAAGGAAGACCCAATGTCAATTATGCCAGGCATTACGCCCGTAAACTCCCAATCATCAATGTTCTCAGTAACCGCCTACAAAGTAGTAGTATGGTTCGAAAATCTAGGTCGCAAACTTGCTGAACGTAGAACACGTAGAGAAACATTCAAAACATTACATTCACTGACAGATCGTGAACTCGCAGATATCGGCATCTCTCGTGGAGATATCCGTTCTATCTCAAATGACACGTGGACAGATAACCGCAAACGTGATGAACTACCATACGTCCGTACTTACGCTAACCCAAACTTGAAGGGTTTAGTATAATGCAGGAATCAATGGAAGTAGTGGGTAACACACCAGTTGAAACACCAAAGTTCATCAAAACACTTGGCAAAGTATTAGTTGCTGTTGCAATGGCACTATGGGCATTCGGTGAGTCAGCAGGTAGAGCAAGAGCAGCCGCTGAACTAGCACGTCAAGGCTACCAAGAGGAAGCAAGACGTTTAATGTTGGAGAGTAAATAATGTTTAAGAGATTTATGAAAGCAATGGAATACCGTTCATACTGCATGGCTATTCGTCAACTACGTCAAAGTGGTTACCACAGAGCAGCCAATGACATTTCTGAGTTTAAACACAAGATGTATCCAACATGTTAGATCCAGATCACACATATACAAAGCCGAAAGGCGAAAAGAAAAAGGGCGGCAAGTAGTCGCCTTTTTTAATGCGCCATTGGGTGTGCACTAGAACTATCAGACGTGGTAGTAACAACCGTACTATTTTCTGTAACCTGAGTTGCACCACCTTTAACAGTGTTTGCAAAGTTGTTAGTTGTAGATCCACCAGTCACCACAACGTTTTGTGAAACCTGTCCACCTGCCGCACCTGACAATACTTCTGGTGGGACGAGTGGTGTGTAACCTGTCAACTGAGGAACAGTAGACATATCTAAGTATCTTAATGGATCGTTAGTCGCCAACTGACCTATGTTCTTTTTGAACTGTTGGTTCTGTGCGAATATACCCGCTTTAGTTCTACTCATCGCATTAGACGAAACGATATTACCACTACCGTCTACAACATCATACATTGGGTTTCTACTTCTTTTCTTAGATCTTTGAACTGAGAAGTCACTACCCTGAGACATTTGTTGATAAGTTTGTTCTTCGATGTTTTGTTTTTCGAAGGCTTCTATTTCTTGTTTAGATGGTACAGAGTCACCTAACATCCATTGTGCAAGTTTAAATGCTACCCACTCTCCTGCGAATGCACCTGCAACACCAGTGAGTGCCGCACCAATCAATGCACCCCATGGTCCACCAATAAGTGTACCTGCAATACCACCAAGAATACCGAACCCTACTGCACCAAGTGATGCACCAAGGATAGGTGCAAGTCTTCTCGCACGTTCTGTATTATCGATGCCTGGGGTACTCATTACAACATAGATTTCGTAAATTGCTGCCGCAGCAAGAACAATCCCAACTCCTTTAAATACTTTTACGAGGTTCGCAAAGAACCTACCATATACTGGATCTAAAGAACTTTGTAACATCTTCAGTGCGTCTGCATTAGATACAAACTTTCCGTCTGGTCCTTTCAAAGAACCATTTGCAGTAACTGTATAACCAGCTTTTCCGAAACGATTTCCTGCCGCTTGTCGCATCTGTGTGTTAGGGTTGTTTGTACTACCATAAACTTTAGGCTTTGATGATGCGCCAGGTTGCGCACCGTTTGGATAAGCACTTCCAACCTTTGGAACATTACCACCAGTGGTGGTTGGAATACCCATTGACCTTGGAGGAAGCCTAACTACCTTGGCATCTTTTGCGCCTCCAACTTTAGGAGCACCACTTTTCCCATCAATATCTGGGTTTGTTAAGTTCGGTATTGTTGTTTGCGCTCTTATTGGATTTTTAGGAGTTACTTTATTA